ATCAAAAGTGGTAGTGTTTAGTCTTTCATTTATAATTGTTTTTGTTTTTTCTGGAAAAGTATCTCTAAAAACTTTTGCTTCTTGAGCTTCTGACTCTAAAGAAGATAGAATATCTAACCCGTCAACAATTTTTTTTATATATAGCTCCACTATTGTTTCTAGTTTTATTAGTCTATCTTCTAATGTCATTTTTTTTCCTTATTTTTGTGTTATATCATAAATATCTAAACATTTTAAGTAATACTATCATTTTTCTATTGATTTTTTACAATGGTTTTTATCAAATATATGTAAAATTTTACATATATAATAGCACCATTTGCATTTACCTTCTTTTATATTTTTACCAAAGACACTACTTAAAGTTTCATCTGGGTTTCCAAATTTATCTTTTGCATCTTTTGGTAAAAACAAGTTTAATACTACTCCCAATACTGTATTTGCTAATTGATCTATTGATATTAATATATTCCAAAAATATTGTTTCATATCTTTATGCCTTTAATTCATCTTCTTTTTTTTGTCTCAACCCTGTAAGTCTACCTACTTCTTGAGCATACAAATCTGCTTTTTGTATTATTTTTGCCACCAGCCATTCTTTTGACACTCCTCTTGCTTGCGACATGGCATCTATTAGCGGAGTACTAATTGTATTATCTACAAGATATTGCCTTGCTTCTGTTTCTTGTTTTGTCCATGTTTTTATTTCACCTGCTGGTGTGCCATCTACTAGTATTGCTACTTGTTTTTCATATTCTATGTTTGCTTCTTGTAAAAGCTGGCTGTTTGTTTTTACTGGGGCAACATAAGCATCTGGTGTGTTTGTTTTTAACCACTCTCTTATTTCACTATCAAAACTTTCACCAGGTTGGTCACTTATAAATGTGTAAGGTATCCACCCATAAACTTCATGTTCTATTTCTAAATCAACTACTGTGTTTTTATTATTTTTATATTTTGCGTTTCTTATATTCATATTAATCCTTTATGCTATTCTTAACCAAAGTGTAACTGTAGGGTATATTGAAAGTCCCATACATCTCCATGTCCCTGAAAGTGCAGGAGTTTCATAGGATATTGATAAATCATTAGAACCTTCACTGAAACGAACCCCTGCTGGACGAAGATAGCTACCTGCAATAGTAGCACCAAAATTAGTAGCACCAGTATTAGTAGGATAAGTGTAGGCTAGTACATATGTTCCAACAGCACCATATGAAGCACCAGCAGTTGCACTTAATACAGTTGTAGTTGTAGCACTAACTTTACTATTCGCTAAATCATATGCTGTTTTTACTGCTGTAGCACTAGCTGCTATAGTACTTGAAGTAGTTGAAACACTATCTGTTAATTCTACTGTTGGGGTATCTATATTTCCACTACCTAGTAAAGATATCCCATTTATCGTTCTTATATTTGTTCCACTTACTAGTGTTGCTTGTAGGTTTATATTTCCACTAGCTAGTAAAGATGTATTGTTGATTGTTTTTATATTTGTTCCACTTACTAGTGTTGCTTGCTTTGTATTTAAAGCTGTTCGAGTAGCATGGGAGATTGGTTTTGTGAGGTCGCTTGTATTATCTACTGAGTCTAGCTCTAGTGTTAACTTTACCCCCTCTGGTGAACCTACTGCACCTATTGAATCATTAAGATAAGTTCTTAGCTCATTTACGAGAGTATAAAAACCACCTTTTGTTAAATTTAAATCTGAAAAATCTGGTAAATTAGCCATTATTATATCCTTTTATTAGTATGTCTACTAGTCCTGCTGTAGCAACTTTATTTTCATCATAGCATTTTATAAATGCTCCATCTGAGTATTTTATATAGTTTACATATGTAGCATTTCCTCCATCATCTTGTAAAGCTCCTCCTACCCATTTTACTGTATCTATGTCTGTTGTATATACTCTTAATCCTGCTGATGGTATTTGGATATCATCTAGTGTTTCCAAGACATCTCTTGCATCAATTTCTACTTTAAACTCTCTTACTATTGGTTTGATAGGAGAGTTTACATATTCTATTTTTACTTGATATGGTACAAAAGGTGTTGTTTTGAACCCAGTAGTATAAAGATTCCATGTGTTTTGCACTGTTTCTCTATAGATATACTCTCCTGATGGTGAGTACATATCTGTTCCATCATAAAAAGGATTGCCACCAAAGGTTCTATAGTATATCTTTGGACTTCCATCTCCCTCAAACAATATTTTTGCTGTTTCACCTATATCTGGATAAAATATATCTGTATAAGTTGAAGTATATGTGCCATCTCCATTATCTACTATGGCTTCTAAATTTCCGTCAACATTTATTTCAAAATTTGTTTTTTCTCCTACCCAATCAGTAAAATCACTAGAAAAAACTAAATTATCATATATCGATAAAGTTTGTTCAAACAATATATTTGATGTGTTTGCACTTTCATTTCCAAAAATATCAACTGCTTTTATCATTAGGGTATATGTTCCTTTTGCTCCTAGCAATTCTGTTTGATAAGGTGAAGCTTCTATTAAACTATCACTTATAGGTATTCCTGTACTCCATTCTGCGTAATTACCTAATTGATATTTTATTCTATACCCTTTAAAGTCAATTGGCTTTTGAGCCATAGTGAAACTTAGTGTTTTCATTTGTTTTGTAAGCCCTGATACATTAAAAGTATCAACATCTGCTGGGATTGTATCATCTTGAAATATTACTGTATAGATTTTGTCTAATATTTTTATATCATAACTTTCTCCATAGTCTAGCCCTCTAAATGTTGTATATGTTAAAGATGTTGTTGTGTAGTATTCAAAAGCACTTTCGCTAGTTTTTTTATAGTATATAGGATATGATATTCTATTTCCTTGCCATTGTACTCTCACTCCAACCTCGTAAGAATCAGTTGTTTTTATAAGAAAAGAATTTGCTGTTATATTTGATACATCTTCTATTTGAGATACTGCTTCTAGCTGAACCGTTACATTATCATCATATACTGTTGCATTGTATTCAGTAGCTATAATTCTTCTTTTCATATCATCGGCTCTAGTAATTGAGTCGACTCTATACAAATCAGTTGTACCAGATGATTGCTCTCCAAAAGCATATGGTATATTTATTGCATTTTCTATTGTTAAGCCATGTGTTATTGGTAAAGTATCTGTTACCTCATCTGCTATTGGTGTATATGTAAATATTTGTATATCATCACTTTCATCTCTTACTTGTAATTCATATGTTGTATTTTGAGTTAATTGCACTTCTTTATCTAAAATTAGAGAATCTACTGTATATCCACTTAGTCTACCATCTGCCAAAGTGTTGCCCATATATTTAAGACCTACTTTAATCACTTCTCCCACTTGGCAAGCTACTGCATCTATGTCTACTTCAAATGAAACTGATTCTGTTATGTATTGATTTTGATTTAGAAGAAATTTTGCATATCTTAGGGCTATTGTTCTATCTGTGCATCCATATAGATTTACTGATGCTTTGATTTCTTCAGTTGATGTGTCAAAAAAATCTGATTGAACTTGTACTGTTTTTGCATTATAATTATCATTTTTATCATAGTATGTAACCTCAACGATATTTGCTCTTTCATTGTATGGTAGTGCTGATAGAGAAAAAGAGTTTGATATAATATTTCCACTTGTAAATAAAAATGATTGTGTTGGAATATCAACTACTTTTGAAATTATTGGAGTAAAGACACTTCCCATTTGAGGTACTGAAGCTCTACCTAGTGTTGATATCATATTTAGTCCAGACTGTAGCTCTTGTTGTGCATCCAAATATAGATTACAAGTAAATCCTTCTGCATCACAATAGTCTGCCCATTCTTGAAATTTTACTAGGTTTATGTTTTCATCTGAAATATTTGCTTTTTTTAGTAAATAATAACATCCCCATGCAGGGTTGTCTAGGCTTATTGTTCGAGAAGTACTTTCTATTGTGTATGTTGTTTTATTTGCAACACAAGTTATTGTTGGGAATCCTCCAGATAATTGATCTGTTGCTAAAGCTTTTACTGAAAGAAGTGCTACATTTGGATAAATAAAATCTGTATATATAACTTCATTTACATATTCTAGTTGTAAGTCGTTTGCTGTTCTACTATCTTCTGAATATTCTGATACTCTTGTTATTTTTATATCATATTGGTCTGGCTCTAGTTCTGGTATTACTACTGCTAGTCTTTGTGTTGTTTTGTAAACTTTATTTAGTGTTGTATCTGTAAAAGTTATATATGTTAAATCTGTTGTTTTTTTATATTCTATTTTATAGTTTATAGGTGTATCTGGTAAGACATACTCACCGTTGTCTTTTATTTTAAAATGACCTTTTGTAAAATTTAAAACTATTTCTAGTTCTTGTATTGCATTTCCTATTGTGGTATATGTTGTTTCGCTTCCTGTGGTATTTAGTCCTGTTCCTACAGCAAATGTTGTTTTTGAATCTTGAAAACCTGGTATTACTGTTTGATTATTTGTTCCACTTCTAGTTTCGTATGTTACTCCGTCAAAGTTTGTATAACCCTGAGCATTTACCTGAACTCCTGATATTGAATCAACTAGTCCATCTGCTACTGCCATAAGTACATTTAGGTATTGCTTTTCACCATCTAATGACAAATAACTTCCTATTACAGGTGGGGTAACTCTTGCTTCTCCTATTATAAAAGGAAGCGTGCTTCCTGCTTCTCTTGCATTTGATCCTCCACTAAAAGAATATGTTGGAGATATTTCTTCTAGTTTTGAACTTGTTGGAGATATAGTATCAACAGGAAATAAAGAATTTATTAGCAAGCCACCTACTAGCATTGTAGCACCGTATCCTATTGCATAAGATGCTGCATATCCAAAAGCTGTACCTACCCCTGCTGCTGCTGCACTTCCTGCATATATTCCCTGTGCCCAAGCTCCTACTTCTGGTGCTAAAAGTGTTAGTGCTAACATTGCTATTGTTCTTAAAGGATTTTTTCCTCCTCCGCCACCTTGCGGTATGGCTACAACTGCTATGTGGTCGCTTTGTCTTAATATATAATTATAATCTTCAGTAATGTGTCCGTTTAAAGAAACAATTAACTCTATTTCTTCTGGAACTTTATCAAGATATAAAAATATAGCTAGTCCACCATCTATTTGAGATACTGTTTTATCGTTTGGATTAAATGGATTGTTTAAGTAGGTTAGTGTTGCCATTCAAAAAATCCTTTAATAAATGGTTTTATAGATATATCATCTATATTTTTTATATTGCTATTTTGTTTATTTAAAGTATGTAGTATTCTTTTTTCATCTATCATAACTGCAAAATGAGTTACTAGCTTAGGATGCTCATCGTGCATTGCCATTGCTACTACACAATTTTTTTTAGGAGATTCTATTTGTTTCCAATTTTTACTTATTTCATTTAAATAATTTATCATTATTCTTTTTGGTTGATTTGGTTGTATTTTTGTTTCTGGTATTTCTATGTTAAGAATATTTTTATAATACAACTTAACTAACCCATAACAGTCTGCTCCTTCAAAAGTTCTTCCCCCATCTACAAATGGTATTCCAATAAATCTATCCATTATATGCTCACTGATTTGTTTCCTATGGTTGGAAATCCACCATATCTTGTTGCATTATTTAGCCCTTGACAAGTTACTAGTGACTTATCGCATGATGCTACTTCTCCTGAATACCCACATTCTGTTGACTTAAATTTAAACCTACAGTTGTTTGGGTACATTCTATAGTTTGGTGTTTGTTTCCTATAGGTATCTATTGCTGATACTGTAAAAGCTGCTTCGTAAAAAATTACACTTGAGATGTTTAAAACCAAATTTGTGCTGTACACTGGGGTTGTGTTTGCTAAATCTTTATTGTTCACAAGGTAGAGCTTACAAGTTATTGATTCATGTGCATTTGTTTTTAAGAAAGCGTGATATTGTCTTATATATTGCCCTATCACATTATTTATATTTGATACTTTAATTTGAAAGTTTGATATTTCAGCATTTGATGTTTCGCTTATTTCATTTATATCAAAGTTAAATTTTTGCCATAAATTACTATTCCAAGTTATATCTTCATTGTTATTTACAACTCTAATTGTTTCTTCAACTGATGGAATTGTTATCTCTAAAAGTATTAACCAAACTCCATCCGATATAAGTTTATTTTTTTCTGTTGCAACTATTGCTGATATAGGAAGCATTATATCTCCTTCAGAGAAACTGAATGGCTCCAGCTATTCATTTTTGGTTTTCTTTTAAATGTAATCTTATCTGCATCATATCTTACATCATATGATGTTCCTGTAGTTGGGTGGATATACGTTACTATTTGACCTATGTTTGCATCGTAAAAATCTTCTAGTGTAGTTTTTTGAGCATCTGTAAGATTGTTGTATGATATATCAAATTGCATAAATTTTTTTGTACCTTTAGGTCTTTGACTTACATATCCTGCTTCAGATTCAGAGCTATGCATTGGTCTATTTCTGGTTTCATCAAATCCTGTTGGTATAATATCACTTGGGTATGTTGCCATTTTTTTATCCTACTAATTTTTTCAATGCTGTTCTTGCGTTCATCTTGTTTGTAGCTACTCCATTTAGCACTACAGATAAGATTTTTTCCTCTTCACCTTTTTCATTTGTTTTTGTGCTTTTAAAGACTTCTGCTGAATCTATACTTGAGCTTGTTTGATTTATTATTTCTACTTTTATATTGTCTCCACTAGTATCTGGAAGTTTTCCTGTTGAATTTATATAGTCCATAGTGTTTTTACCTACACTATTAGTAGCATTTTTATTTACTATATATTCTCCTCCCATTGCAAATACATGAGACCCTGATGCAGCACCAAGATATAAATCATCCCTTACACCACTTCCCCCTGTAAGTAGTCCACCTGATGCATATGCTTTTGTTGGTATTTCTCCCCCATTTGCTCTTGTTAGCAAATTAAAACTTCCCAAAGTTGAAACTGATGATATTGAACTACTTGACGACCCCCCTCCAAAAAGAGAGCCTATAAAACCAGATAGCATAGGTGCAGCTGCATCAACAAAAGGATTTACCATTTGCACCTCTATCATTTTGCTAATGATTTGACTTAAAACATTGTTTGCAAGATTACCTAAATCCCCAAATCCATCTGATGTTATATCAAAGAAATCTTTCATTCCTGATTTTAAAGCATTTGTAGTAGTTTCGGTTAGTTTTCCTACATCTGATAATCTATATTTTTGATATTCATATAACTCTTGCTCAAGTTCTAATGCCATCTTATAATTTTCTTGTGTTAACTCTATATCTTCTTTTTTTCTCTCAAGAGATTCTAGCTCGATATTATACTCTTCTGGGGTTAACTGCATAAGTTTTTTTCGCTTTTCAAGATAAGCTAATTCTTTGTTATAACTTTCCTGTGCTAACTCCATATCTTTTTTTTGTCTCTCAAGAGACACTAGTGCTTTTTCGTGCTGAATATCTAATAATACTTTTTCTTTATCT